AGAATATACTTTATCAACACAGAATACTTGTATATGTTCTTTAACTCTGGTGCAAAGTTTACTGCATCTGATATGGTTGAAGATCCAAGAAGTAATACATTCGTGCAGAAGGTACATACCTATGGAAACATGGTGGTAACCAACAGAAAAGCACATTGTGTTGTAAAAGATCTGTATTCACCACAGAGTTACGCTTAAGTAATCACATAACTAAAACAGCCCCTGGGTAGCTGGGGGCTGTTTTACCCAGGAGAAATTATGACCACAAACGAAATGCTAACCATATTAGGAGACAGGATGGAAGATTCCGCAGGGGATCTTTTTTCAGATACAGTCAAGTTGCGATACTTAAATCGTGCCCAGGATAGGCTTATACAGTCTTTAAATAGGCATTTACTGACCGATCTTCATGTTTTGGTTACTGGTATATCTATGCGAACCGATAATGATGTAGATACCTTTTTTAAAAGCTATTTTATTCCAACCCAAGCACAAGACCTGGCTTCAGATCCATTTGGTGGACCATTGGGAATCCTGGGAGTACGCATTGCAAACAGCGAATTTATACGCAAAGTATCTTTTGAGATTGTTAAAGACTTTTCTACAGGCTATGTATCGTTTAGTTCTACCGAGCCTGTATACTTTATTTTTAAAAATAGAATTTATATCTACAACAATTCTGCCAATGTAGACTGTTATTACATCAAAACACCAACAGTATTAGCAGTAGATAACACCAGCGACCTTAATGCGTTGTTTCACGATGCAATCCTGGAATTTGCAGAAGCTGAATTATGGAGATTATCCGACAAACCTGACCGAATGAACACTGCAATGAACCGAGGATTTGAGTTTGTAGCCAGATATAACCAGAATCCAGCTACAAATGTAGTCGGAGAAGGGCTACCATTTGATTATTCCAGTAGTAACTCCCTTATTGACCCTGTATACCCTAATTATCCTGTTACTTAATGGCAAAATATATTGACATAAAAGATTTTGATGGGGTACTTACCAATGCAGACTTGGAAGACCTTCCAGATAATGTAGCACAGGAAATTAAGAATCTTAAGATTCAGGCTGGTAAATTAGAGAAAACTTTCGGTGCAGGAACACCATCAGGGATCCCCTCAATAGGGCTATCCTTCGTGAATACCAAGTTAGGCACCACTTATACTGTCTACAATATTTTTGCCTTTGTATCGGACAAATTTACAGGAAACGCTAACGAATCAGGTGATGGGTTTCGATACCTGTTGGTAACTATAGATACCAGCAATCTGGTCAAATTATGGTGGTATGACCCATCGTTACCAGATGTAACCGATCATTTACAAATTGAAGATAATATTGTATGGTTCCAAACTGCTTCTGCACATGGTATTGTAGAGGATGATTTTGTATTGGTCCAGGATTGTAAAGACAATGCTTCGCCACAGGCAAGTATATCAGGTGCTGGTGTATATGAACAGGCTGATGTAATACCATCCACAACCACAGTAGGGGTAAACACCGATAACGCAACAGGATACGGAGGTAGTTTTTTTGACCTATCACTTGCAACAGGCGTAACCAGTAAGTCTTTTGGCGGTAAAATACAAAGCCATTTACAGGTGGTAGACAGCATTAGTTATGGCAGTCCAGCAACCAGTTCAGACACCGTATCTCAAATTGCTATAGCATCTATGAATGGTAAGGTATTGACCCTGGCAGTTGTAGATCCAAATAGTGTAGAAATTGTTGTGTATGATGGATCATCGGTGAGTGATTTATCAGCTACTCAATACAACGCTGACAAGGGAAATGCTGGGTTTAAAATATGCAGTATGATTGGATTTAATAATGCTATATATGTTCACTACACTTATGGATCGATGACTGCGTTAAACCCAGTAGTAAAATACCAATTAACAAGCGGTGGAGCCATTGCAGAAACAGTAGTATTTTCCAGTTTAGATGCTAACGCATCACCTGGATCGTATATGCACATTGCAAATGGTGATTTATACATATTAAACAAGGGGGATAAACTATATAAGATCACTTCATCGGATGTTGTTACACAGGTACCATTTGCGAATATAAGTGTAACTGCCGATAACCTACGAGGATTAACCTCGATTGTCCAAACCAATAATATAACTTCAAGCGGTGTAGCAAGTGGACCAGATGTCAATCATCACTATTTGTTTATTGCAGAAGAAATATCAGGTGGTAGATGTCAGTTATATGCGAATGATTTATTGGATACTTCAAATACGAACTGGTATGCCCAGGGATCACCGTTTGATGCTTCCGATGTATACAGCATATCCTCAATGGATTTTAAACAAAACAGCAGTAGAACTGAAAGTGTAGTCATTCACTACCAAGATGCACCAGATCAATATGTAAAATACACAACGCACAATAATACCAGCGTAGTCAATGGTTATGCAAACGTATCTTCATCCACTTTTAGTACCAGTACAGTAGTTAATTTTATTGCATCGACTTACAATTCACCTTCTACAAAGTATTTAGTTGTTGGAACTAACGATGTGCCAAGTCCTGCAAGTAATGGAAAGTTATATCTGGTAGATAGAACATTAGTAGTATCTACAGTAAATGCACAAACAACAGGAGTAAAGGCAACCTGGAATCCCAAGTGCTTTGCAGATTGTGTCACCGAAACTCATGGTGGTCAAAACTTTTTTGAACACGCCAAAGGATACATTGCCATATACGGAACAGAATCGACTGCTGGATCTCCTGCGGTAGATAGTGCAGATATATACAGAATGACCGATATGGGATGGTTGAATAACACCTGGACAGGAAGCGGAGACTGTGACTATAGGTGGATTGATTTAATGAGTTACTATTCTATAAAAGAAGTAAGCACATCTAATGTTACGACTACGCCTTCCATATACCATAAAAAAGATCGCAATCCGATTGCTGTAGACGGAGATAATATAAGGTTTTTACCAGGATCTGTTGGAAAAATAAGCAATAACGAAGCAAAGGGTGTTTGGTTGGGATATATAAACCGATCTTTATTTAACGATACAGTATCTGCTGATCCGAACTGGTTTATTTATGCAAATAAATTGAACAATCCATTTAGTATTAGTAGCACGAAAATCTACGATACAGGAGAATCATTGCGACCAGGAAACAGCGTTAAGTACAATGTGACTGCAATCTATGATGGTACACAGGAAACCTTGTTTGATAAATCCAAAGAAATCATTTTATCAGACACAGACATTAATAAAAAAATAATAGAGTTAAATATAGAATTTGATGCCAATGCCTTAAACAGGCGTATCACAGGATTAAATGTATACAGATCTACAGAGTTTGCAAATACCACGAACTTTGATGGATACAGTAATTATCAATTAATAGGTCACATGACCTTTGTAGACACTCAAAACGATATACCTACTGTTACAGATACTGTAATGACCAGAATACATTCCTGGAAAGACAACATAGTATTTCTAAAAGATCCAGATGACTTAACCAGTTATGATGGTGAAACAGCAGGTAGGAATACACACGCTTTAGAAACGGATGGTGGATTTGATGGTATAGATGATGTAAAAAATTGGAGGGGTGCTACTGCCAGTTCCACATCTAATCGACCATTTCAATTTTTAGTGTATCATTCAGAACTACAAAGAACAATGACAGCAACTCAAGGGTACATGGTTGTATCTGCATTGGCGAAAGATAACACATTAGAAGATAGTGATAAACTGCAATTAGAAGATGAAGCAATAACGATTAGCGACACAACAGTCACATCTGGAACAAATACGATTTATACATCAACTATATCTGGTTCTGGTCCATTTACATTTACTCTAAACACATCATTAACCAATACTGATGAGTTTGCAATTAACGATACATTTACAGTGGCAAACTTATCATCATCTATTGTTTTTACTATTACGCAGGTTAATTCTTCAAGCATTGTAGCAAGTGCAAGTTCTGGGTCAGGATATTCTGGATCAAGTGGTACAATCAAACTTCAATCTGTTGCAAGTGGCGTACTTGTAGATGTTAATAGGGGACAACTTCCAATAACTCATAACGTAGACCCTATTCCATCGGTAATGACAACTGCTGTATCCCATGCTACAGGAACCAATATTGCAGTTAGAGCATCGAGTTTACCCAGGTCTTATTCTCAAATAATTTTAGATGACAATGCACACTTCGATAATAACTATTTAGATGATGGAACCATGATTGGGAGTGATTGGAAAATAAAATTTAAAAAGTTATCAGGTGGGTATACTACCACATCGCAATCTTCTACTTCTGGTGGTGCCTATGGAGGTCAAAAGGTTGGATTCCTGTATTTTGAAAACCCTGATGATATAACAGGAACATTAGGAACAGACACAACAGGAAATACGCTTACAGTCGGCAGTCTTGCAGGAAATGTTTTAATTACAAACTATACAATAGAGTTTGATAGCAGTAACTCTGAAACTGCCACAGAAAACAGTAAAGCATTCTTGATTGAAGATAATAGTGCTTACGAACCAACATTAGGTGGTTGCTGGATTAAAGTAAATAAAGGGTTTGGATCTACCAGTCAAAGTAACTCTGGTCTTGTTTTTGATAATGTACGAATGTTAAATGGATTTAAAAGACTTAATGCTCAAGGAGCAACGACACCAGGTATGGCATTTAATGTAACCTCTGGCACGAATGTTCGTGTAGTATGCCAGGATTTTAATTTAGAAGATTTAGGAGAATCTACAATACAGTCTGTGTTTTCGAATCGTGTAAATGCACAACACGCTGTAAAGTTAAAAGGTAGGTTATTCATGGGTGATATTGTATTAAACCCAGAAGATAAAGCAGAAGATCATCCAGACTGGATTGCCTATAGCGAATTACATCAATACGATGTACGACCTGTTAGTAATGTGATTAACCTGGATGACAGGGAAGGTGGTGCAGTTACTGGTCTTGCAGTCTTGTTTAGTCGCTTAATTATATTTAAACCACAAGCTATTTTTGTAATGAATGTTACAGATCCTTCAAATCCAAATAGCTGGAGTGTAACAGAAAGCAAATTTAATATAGGTAATATTGCACCAGAAGGTGTAGTGGAGGTGCATGATAGCGTATTCTTTGTATTCCATGATGGTATTTATGAAGTGACATCTAATATGGTTGCAAGTTCGTCTGCAACACCATCAGTAATGAATAAAATATCATTAACCATAGAGGACCAGTTTTTATTAGCTAACAGTAAAAAAGATATTAAAGGTATCTATAACCAGAAAGATTCAGAGGTGTTATACACTTGGAATACTGGTAGCCCAGCTACCCAGGTAGTATGGGCATATCATATTGTACTCAAGTCCTGGAGAAAAGTAGATACAACAACCAACCTGGATATATTGGCGTATGGAGAGAATAGTTTCCCTATAGCCTGGGATAATACCGATACTGACATAAAAAAGTTTGATGTAGATGAAGCAGTAGGCATTGCCTGGAAAAGTAAACGATTTCGCATGGATTTAGATAAAAAAAGATTGATTCGTTATGGAATGATACAGTTTACAGGTACAGATACCTTAACTGTAAACGTATACCTGGATGGATCAGGCTCTGCATCATTTACTAAAGATATTACAGCCGATGGTGGCGTAAACAGGTTTCCTATCAAGCGATATGGAAAAAACTTTGAAATAGAACTAACCACTCCATCGAGTACCAATCCATTCTCGGTGGAACGAATGAGAATAGAAACGGAGTAAATTATGGATCCAGCAACAATGATGTTAATCGCCCAGGGTGCTGTAAAGGCAGGACAGGCAGGGTCACGATTATTGCAACCAAATTTTCAAAATACCAGATTTGGTAGGCTGTTACGAAGAAGAAGGGAACAGGGGAACTTAACCCCTGGACAAGAGTCTTTAGCATTAGGAAGAACTGCAACAACAGCTACAAAACAAGCAAATCTTGCAAACAGGCGATATATGGGTAGTCTTATAAATAGAGGGTTGCAAGGAAGTGTGTCGGCACAACGAGGATTGCGAGAAGCAGAAGCAGATGTGCGAAGAACGGTAGCAGATACAGGAAGGCGTATTTTTGAAAGCGAAGAACAAGCAAAATCGAAAGCAAGAGAAAACTATGCCAGAGCAATGGACCGAGATAAGGCAGAACGTAGACAGGCTGGTCTTGGAGTGTTGTCAGCAGGGATAGAAACAGCAGGAAATATATACGGACAAAGAGCATCTACAGCACAAGCAGACCAAGCAAAAAAGGACCAATCATATATGGATGCTGTAGAAAAATTTGGTGCATCAAATATAGAACAGGTATTCAGTCCAGATACAGGTAAAAGTTTAGGATTCATAGGAAAAGGATTAACTAACGCAGATAAACGAGCAATAGAATCTTTTAAACAGAAAAACGATGTACCAAATCGTGGCAAGGTTATGGAGTTTTTAACCAACTCCAAAGATAATACAGAATTAGATGCAAGACTATCTTATGCAAGATTATTGTACCCAGAATTGTTTAGTGGAGAATAAAGATGTCGAAAATAGATGTAAATGAATTACGAAAACTTTTTAGCGAAAATGTTGAAAAAAGAAAAAAGGCTGATTTTGCTTCAGCAGTTGCAAAGCAGAAACAAAAACAGGCAGTAAAAAAAGCGATTCCTCCAACTAAACAAGAAAGAATGGAAGCGGAGGTCAAAAGATTAGAGACACAGGATAAATTAAATAAACTTACTGGCAGGGGTAAACCAGAAACAGGTGCAGAAGCAGTTGATCGATTATTAGAAGCCCTTAAAAAACAAAATCAATTAATGTACAATACTGATGGAAGTCCTGTTTTCTCTGGAAGAACAGAAATATCTCCAAGAGGAACAACTGGATCAAATTTTAGAATTGCACTTGAGCGTATGGAAGAATTAGAAAAGGATCTAAAAGTTGCACAAAAAGCAAAAAAACAAGGAAACACATTCCAAGAACAAAAAAGAATACAAGCTGTAGAAGATAAATATCGTCAGTTTTATGATCAATTCAATATCAATACAAGACCAGATCCAAATAATCCTGTTAAGATACCAGAAAGAATAGTAGATGGAAATCCTGTAGGGTCAAAAACAATAGGAGAATTACCAGAAGAAACAAAAAGAAAATTAGAAAAAAGAAGAAGAGAATTGGCAAGATATTCAACCGAAAAATTTTTTAGCAAATAAATGGCAACGCCAAAAGATTTACTCGATTACGCAGGGGAAAGGTTATATCGTAACAGCCTGGATGATATATTAGATCAAATCCAGCAGGATATTGACAATGAAAGAATAGTTACCCAGGCTCGGCAAAATGCAATCGTAAACGATCCAGATCCTGTAAAAAAGTTACGAGAGGTACAGTCGATTGAAAAAAGTGTAGTAAATGAGCCACCAGAGGTCCAAGCAACTGTACTTAATCAAACTTACAACATACCGAAGCCACCAGCACCATCTGGATTTATACAGCCAGATCCTAATCCACAGTTTACTATGGGGCAACCCAGGGGAGAGTTACAAAACCTTACAGAAGATGATATAAGGTTTCGTGCAGAGTTAGAAAGAATACAAGAGCCATTTGATCGCATATTTAATGAAAAGTTAAAAACTGCCAAAGCAATCCCTGGTAGAAATGTAACTGATCCAATGACTGGATCATTGTTTACTACACCAGAAAAAACAAAAGAAGAAGTAGCAAGAGATCAAACTATTGACGAATTGGTAAAACAAAGAATTATAAGCGAAGATCCTTTATTGGGTGGTGCAGGGCAAAGTATTAGAACATTTCTTACAACTTTTATACCATTAGGTGGTTTAACTCCCGAAGAAAAGGCTCAACAACAAAAATTATTTCCTATAAAAAACACTTTAGCACAATTAGGTGGCACACTTACTGGTCTTTCTGGTGTCTCCAAAGTTATTAAAGCACCTAAAATCGCTCAAAAATCTTATGATGCTGTAAGGCGTGGTACAAAAATAGGAAACTTCCTTACCAAGCAGGGCATTAACACAGTAAAAGCAGGAAAATTTACAGCAAGTGCAACTACAGGTGCTGGTACTTTTGGTGCCTATAGAGCGATAGACCAGATTGACGAAGATGCTCCAGTAGAAGATAAAGCAAAAACTATTGTAGAAGATGCCATATTCGGGGCAGGATTTGGTCTTACAGGCAGTTTTAATAATCCAGCGACAAGATCATTGGCTGAAGGTACTTTTGGCTTTGTAACGTCAAAATTATTAGAAGGTGCTACTACGCAAGAAGCATTACTAAATGGATTATTATTTGCTGGATTTGGTGTATTAAACAAAAGAAATATGAGCGATGTAGAAAAAGGCATTGCGATAAACGAGTTTAAAAAAGTTGGAGATGATTCTTTTAGAATAATACAGGATTTACGGAAACAGGTAGGTCAAAAACCATTTACAAAGTTACAAGAAAAACAATGGAAAAAATCATTAGATCAATTTGCAGAAAGGTTTCGTTATGAAAAGTACAATGCAAATGACATAAAAAAAGATACAGAAGAGTTTATAACCAGGTTTTTGCGGACCAACGATCCTAAAGGTAGTATTGCAAGAATAAGACAATTGGGAAACCAATCTAAAACACAAGCATTACAAGCAAAGGCAAAAGCAAAGAAAGAAGCAGTAACTGTACCTACTACTGGCACAGCAGATAAAGTAACCCAGGACAATGTATTAAGGCTGTCTACAGGCGAACAGTTACGAAGGATGAAAGGTCTTGGATATACAGAGGATCAGTTCGTAAGACTATCAGGAAAAGAAAGACAAGACATCCTGGATAACAATATAAGAGAAGAAAATTTTGTAACAAAGCAACCTACCCGACCATCGATGCCTGTCCCAGGACCAGCCCCCGATGTTACGCCCTCAACGAAAAAGTCGGATAAATTGGTACCCGAAAAATTAGAACCAAAACCAAAAGAAGTAAAGCCAGAAGTAAAGCCGACAAAGGGCGAAGCAACTGGTCTAAAAACAACATCATTAAAACCAAGTGATATAAAAATAGATGAATCCAAGTTTCAGCCCAGGGAAGAATACAACCAGGCTGTTATAGATGATATTGCTAAAAACTTTGATCCTAAAAAATGGGATGAGCCAGTATTATGGCAGGATCCTAAAACAAATGAATACATCGTTGTTTCTGGTCATCATAGGCACAGAGGTGTAGTAAAAGGTGGGTACGAATCTGCTACCTATAAAGTATTACCAAAGGGCACTACCATAGATGAAGCAATCAATATGTCAGAGGAAGGTAATCTTGCCAGGACCGAACAATCTGCATTTGAGAACAGTAAAGTGGTTCGCAGAAGATTTAACAAAGGTGATAGCCTTGTAAAGATTGCTGATGATTTACCTGGTCTAACAAAAGCAAAAAGTAGTGCAGGAAAAAGCAATGCTGTTAGGAGAGTGTTGAACTTATCGTACCTGGACCAAAATGGTAAATTAAAAAGTAACTATGATAGCGTTAACGAATTTCCAAGAATACAAAGCACATCATCTTATGTAGGAGCATTGAGGAGACAATATGACTGGATGCCAGACAGATATGAAGATGATATTTTTACTTATTTGTATACGGAAAATGGCATTAGCCAGGATGATTCAGATTGGAAACTTAATTTAGAAAGTACCCTGGAAAAATTAGTAGATGTAAAGGATAGACCAGGAAGTATACTTAAACAGTTAAGGAAAGATCCATTACAGCCTAAAGAAGGCACATCTGATGAAATATTAGAGCAAATAAAAGATTTAAAAAAGTCTATAGACAATATTGGTAGCCAGTTATCTGATGATAAGTTTTTACAGCGTGAAATTGACCGAATACAGAAAGAAAAAGGATTAACCGATGTTGATGCCCTCCAGGAGGTAAAACGAGATTTACGGAAGCGTAGGGCAGAATTAAAAACAGAACTAAAAGACCTGGTAGAAGAGTCAAGTAAACCCGATCCAAACCAGGGTAGTATGTTTGAACCAGTAGATCAGTATAATATGTTTGGTGGCATAGACAGGTTATCTGATCTATCTACAAAAGATAAAAAAGTATTAGATGAGTTACACAACGAGTTATCCAGTTTAAATAGGGAGCAATATTTATTTAATCAGCAAGTTGCAGAAAAAAAGATAGGAAAATTAAAAGCAAGAACTACCCAGAAGAAATTAGATAAAAGATTTAAAGACGTTATCAAGCAAATGCAAAAGATTGATAAGCCTGTAAATGGTGCAACAGCAAAGCCAGGCATGGCTCTTGATATGAACAAACAAATACAATTAAATTTGTCAGGAAAGAAGCAAACAGAGTTATTTCGTGAAACAGCAACTAAAGAAGATAAAGAAAACACCAAAATTCTCCAAAAAGGGTTATCTCGATTACGATCTCGGCTCGGGATTACTGAACGAGCAAGTTCTATCATCGCCCCCCTTGAAAAAGTTGGAGCATCTCATTTTATTGGGCAAAAAGTTAGTGGACCAGAAGAGTTAGCCCTTATATCCCAAATCGCTCGTGATAAGCGATATGAAACCTTCCGAATATTTTTTACCAAAAGCCAGGGTGTAAAAGATAAAATTGTAAATTATACAGCATACACCAATCGTATGCCTGGTTGGGTAAATGCTTACCCAGGACCATTTGAAACCGATGATGTTACAGGGATACAAGCATTAACTCAATATATGTACCAGGCAATGAAAGATGCTGGTGCAGATGGATATTATCTAATGCACAATCACCCAAGTGGTCGAGTAAAAGCAAGTAAAGCAGATATAAAGATTACTAAAAAGATTGCGAAAGAAATGCCAGGTTTTCGTGGTCATGTTATTATTAATCATAATAAGTATGGCTTAATAGACTCAAATCAAAATGTAAAACAGTTAAGATTTGATCCAGAATATCAATCTATATCAGATCCTTTAATAAATGAAAAGTATTATAATACAATGCCAATTCATTTTAGTTCAAACGCAATTCCCATATTAAAGAAATTTCAAGAGGATGTAAAAACTGTATCTATTTTTGCGACAGATTACGAATACAGAATACACGCTTTAACTGATATACCATTACAAAATTTTATTGATGTTGGAAAAAAACGTAAGTATGGACTTGGTTTAGCCAAAATTAAAACCCAGTTAAGAAAGATTGCATCTACCTATGGTGGTCAAAGAATATTTTTGGTTTCGCAATCAACAGATATAAAAAGTGATGAAGTTGAATCTGTGAATAGGGTGTGGAAAAGATTATTTAAGGATAATTTTATTACAGATGGCTACTTTTACAATTCATACGATGATCCATCTAATTATTATTCATTAACATTTGCTATGGGTAGAAAAAAGGTTAAAGGTAATCTGGTTTTTAACCCAGGTGCAAAAGTACCAAGACAGTTAAAAGAATCAACCACTTCTCAAAAAAATATACATCTTGAGACATTAGAAGCCAAAGCAGAAGTAGATGGTATTGAACTTGATCTATCATATAATAAAAATTTAAACGCTGTAAAACTTCATCTTATTAAAATTCCAAAAGATCAAAGAAATCAGGGTATTGGCACGAGGACCATAAAGCAGATCCTTGACTATGTAGATGACCAGGGATTGCTAATGACATTGACTCCTACCAATGAATTTGGATCCAGTAAACAAAGATTGGTAGAGTTTTATAAATCATTTGGATTCCGATTAAATAGTGGTCCATATAGGGATCTACGATTCAAAGATACAATGATACGGAAGCCTTTTAAATCTTTAAAATTAAAAGAACAGGTACAAAGTTTAGATGAAATAAAAATACAGAGAAATTTTGCAGAATGGTTTGGAGAATCAAAAGCAGTAGATATAGATGGAAACCCAGAAGTTTTTTATCATGGAACACAAAGACCTGATCGTATTGGTTCGGTGTTTTATAAGTCCAGGGCACATAGTGGTCCTATGTCTTATTTTACCAATGATCCAGAAATTGCAAGTGGATATGCAAAAGGCAAAAGCGATGATAGCCTTATTGTAGATGACTGGTCCAGTCTTTATAGCATAGGTAAACAAAAAGGATTAAGGTCAGCCTGGTGGCAATTAACAGATCAACAAAAGAAAAACTTTAACGATAAAGCATATAAAGTTGGGCTAAATGACGATAATAAAGTTGTTCTTGATAATGATTATAGTTATATAAGTAAAAGCACCTATGACTATTTTTTAAAAGAAGCGAATGGAAATGGATTAATGGCTGTATTTAAAGCCTGGATAGAAGGTGGATATTTTATAGGAGAAGAAGGAAGGCTATTAGAAGTATTTAAGGTTGCAGGAGTGTCCAATATGAAATATGATGATCCAAGAGCAGTAATGCCTGGAATATTTCCTGTATACCTTTCTATGCAAAACCCATTAACTACAGATAACATACCAAATAGAATTGTAGAAGGATTAAGGAAAAGATCAAAAAAGCAACCTGATCCAAAATATATGCAAGGAACAACTCCCTGGGATAAAGAAGCACGAAAGCCAGAAGATTGGATGTTTGCATTAGACGAAGATATAAAAGACAATACTACAAGAGCCTGGACATCGATTCCAAACTGGGTAACCAAATATTTAAAACAACAAGGGTATGATGGTGTTTTAGATTTAGGCAACAAATATAGCGATCCCTATCTTGAACCACATAGAGTAGCAATACCATTTGAACCTAACCAGGTCAAATCAAAATTTAATAGAGGTACATTCAGTAAAAGATCAAAGAACATAATGAAAGAGCAGGAAAAAATATTCAAGAATCCTGCAAGTACATTGACCTCTATTAAGCAGTTAGAAACAAAAGCAGAAGTACCCAAGAAAGTGTATGACGATGCAAAACAACGATCTGTAATGGATTTAGCTAAAGAGCGTACAAAAGAATTAAAAGGACCAGGATTAATTAGTAGGGCATTAACACCGATGTCTACCAGGTTAAGAGTATTAGCACCAGAATTAAAAAGAGCCATAAGAAGATTCCAGTCTAATGTAGACATTAACACTTCTAAAGATCTAAAGGTCGCTGAAAACTTTATGAAACAGACCGACAAATTGCGAAGAAAAAACAAGCAAGACTATGCTGTCTTGGATCTTGCAATGAAGAATAGCGATCTAAAAAGGGCACAAGAAATATTAGATAAGTATGATATGGGTTCAGAGTTTGTTAAAGTTCGTAATATGCTTGATAATATATATGTTCGTGCAGAGATGGTTGGATATGAGCCTAATTATTTAAGTGACTACTTTCCAAGAAAGATTAAAGATAGCGATGGGTTAATGGGCTACCTGGAAGCATCAGACTCCTGGGGAATTATACAAAGCAATATAAAATCAAAAGAAACAGAGTTAGGTAGACGATTAGAAAAAGATGAACGATTAAAACTAATTAACAATTTAATTCGTGGATTTGGTGGAAGGTTAGGTATACAAAGACCAGCAAACTTAAAAGAAAGAGAAATAGAGTACCTGGACAGTGAATTAAACGAGTTTTATTTTGACAGCAATACAGCATTGCATAAATACATTGTGCAAATGAATGAAGCCATTGAGATCAAGAGGTTTTTTGGTAAAGGGATGGGACCACAAGATCCAAACATCCAGGTAGATAATAATGTTATTGGGGAGTATGTAGACACTTTATTAGACCAGGGTATCATCAAATCTACCCAACAAGATGAATTAATTAACCTGTTGCGAATAAGGTTTGCCCAGGGACCAATGGATCCGAGAATGGCAAAAACAAGAAATACTGCATATTTATTTACAATGGGGCAGTTATCAAGTGCTGTTACCCAAATCGGAGATTTAGCCTGGTCCATATATAATGCAGGAGTAATGGAAACAGGTAAATCATTAGGTAAATCTGCTGTAGGTAAATCAATCTTAACCAGAAAAGATATAGGTATTGAAAAGATTGCCCAGGAGTTTACAGAAACAGACAAAGCACATAAGATATTAGATAATGTGTTTACATTGACTGGACTTAAATACATTGATTCTCTTGGTAAAGAATCATTAATTAACGCAACCATATCAAAATATCAAAAACAAGCCAGGAAAGGAAAATTTAGTAGCAAGTTACAAGAAAGATTAGATGAAGCATTTGATAAGAAAGAATTACCAAAGGTTATCGCAGATCTTAAATCAGGTGAGGTAACAGATGATATAAAGTACCTGGCACATTATATCTTATCTGATTTTCAACCTGTTAGTCTTACAGAGATGCCAGAGTTTTACTTGAAAGCACCAAATGGCAGAGTAATGTATATGCTTAAGACTTATACAATGAAGCAATATGATATTATTCGTAACGAGTCATTTAAGAAAATGAAAGAAGGCAAAACTGTTAAAGAAAAGGCAGAAGGATTAAAAAGGCTCATTTATCTTGCAAGTGTACTTATGCTAACAGGTATGTCATCGGATAAAATAAAAAATTATCTGTATGGAAGAGAGCAGGAATTTGATGAAATGATTAGTGATAATATGTTAAGACTTGTCGGGTTCCAAAAATATTTACTATGGCATTTTAGACGATATAAAAATGTAGCCTGGACAACAGTAAAAGCATTGGTTCCACCAGTAGGTGTATTTAATCCTGTATTTGAAAGTTTTATTCGTGACCTGGACAAATATCAAAGAACAAAAAGAAAAGGCGAAGAGTTTAAAATACCAGGGGATACAGAAAGTGTAAAGAACATACCTATCGTTGGTAGGTTGTATTATAACTACTTTGGCAATGGTGAAAAGTTTCATGCTGAACGTAAAGCAAAAGAAAAGGAAAAGGGTAATAAAAAACGTAAAAAAAGAAATAAAAGACCTCCTATATAAAAAGTTGTTGATTTTTTATCCGCACCGTTTTGAATTTTTATTATCTGTTTTATACAGATCCTCCTATTTAGCCCTGGGACATTTATTAACCTGGGGCTTTTTTTGTCCCAAAACGAAAGGAAAATAACATGGGATCAGGTTCAGCCATAGCCGTAGTCAGAGGACTTGGATCGGTAAACGAAGCCGTTAGCATTTCTGCAACATCTGCCCAATCGCAACCAAAGGCAGTATATATAGGCACAACTGGTAATTACTATTTTGAAATGAATGGTAGTTCGGTCTTATTCAAGAACTGTCAAGAGGGTAGCATACTTCCTATAAGACCAACCAAAGTTGCAACAGATTCTGGATACTCTTCAGCAGTTTCTGCTGGTGACATTCTTTTTCTGTATTAACCAGGGCTAACCCACAATGTTTGTAGGTGTAAGTACAGCCCTAACTGCTGTAAGAAGTGTCCTAAAGAAATTTGTTCGTCAAGGATTAAAGCTTTATTACAGGTTTTCAGATACCAAACCAGACTTTCTATTAGATGGTAGTACAACTTTTTCTGGTAGTTCACAATATATTGATTGTGGTACTGGATTAGGCAATGTTTTAGGAGATAACTATGCTGGAGACTTAACAGTATCTATGTGGTTTAAAGCAGATGTTACAAGTGGCGATGATGGTATGTTTGAGATAGGCAACTTTACTAATAGCGGAACTGGTGATTTTGCATTAAGAATGAAATCTAATACCCTATCATGGATGGTTAATGCAGTTAGAAGATTAGACGTTTCTTATACAAATACATCATCTTGGAGTCATGTAGTTGGAGTATATGATTCAAGAGGAGCAGACTTTACAAAATTATATTTAAATGCAGAAAGTGTTGGAACTCCAACTGGTACATTTCCATCTGCATCAGACCTTGATTTAAATGGACTAAAAACAACTATTGGTGGGTACTATGGTTCTCCGTACACTTTTGATGGCAAGATAGCTAATGTAGGTATATGGAATAGAGCCTTATCGGCAAGTGAGGTAGAATCTATCTACTGGAGAGGTAGTCATTCAGAACTACAAAATACAGAACTAACCAACCTTGTATCTTGGTATGATTTACAAGGCGATGTATTAGACAAGCAAGGCTCAAACAATGGAACGAATAATGGTGCTACATTAAACACTGATTCCTACTCTGGAGAATCACCATTCAAACCTCGTATTCAAGATAAAGCAACACCAAAGATGGCTGTTCAATTAGCCGATGGTTCTACTTCGTTTGATGGTGCAGATAGTTATATTAATTGTGGTTCGGATTCTTCTTTGGATAATATATGGAATGGTGGTGGAACATTATCTGCATGGATATTTCCAGAATCAGATGGTGAGGGAGATGATGGAAGAATAGCAGAAAAAAGAGATACTGGTGATGGTTGGACTTTTACTACAAGAGAACAAAGTGGTAGCAGTTGTAAGTTAAGAGTATTTATCAATTTTAGTTCAACTAATGGTGTATACACTTCTGGAGCAGATGTTACAATTAATGATTGGAATCATGTAGCAGTAGCGTATGATTCAAGTGGTGCTGGTTCATCATATAGACCAGTTATATATATAAATGGAAGTGTATCAGCATTAAGTGCAACAACAGACTCTGTAGGTACAGCAGATTCCGATGCAAGTGAAGATTTTACAATAGGAGGAAATAAAGCACAAACAAGAATTTTTGATGGAAAGATAGCAAACGTATCTGTTCACTCATCCTCCTTAACACAATCTCAAATACAAGAGTTGATGTTTACAGAGAAATACTCTGGCTTATCAGCAGACCTAAAGACAAATCTGGTATCTTGGTATGACTTGGGTAGTACAAGTCTTGGAAGTGAGTTGGTAGATGAAGATGCAAGAACATTTGATGGTACTGGTACTCATTCATGGGGAATCTACGGAAGTAATACTGTTTCAAATGTTGATAACAATCTTGTTGTTACATATGTAAGTGATGATAGAGGTGCAAAACTTGTTTTATCTGATGCAAATGATTTGAATACCGACCTTACTGCTGGTATTACATATCAAGTAACCATGAATGTAAAAATAAATACAGGAGATGCTGTTATTCGTGTTTACAATGGTTCAAATTATGAATCAATAGGAACTATAGACAGCACTTCATTTACTGATGTAACAGGAACATTTACAGCACAAAGTGGAACTCGAACATTGAACTTTGACAATATGGGTTCTGGTGAAGTTATTACTGTAAATGAGTTTTCTATAAAAGAAGTTCAAGCACCAGATTCAGAAGGAACTAACGAAGGTTCTATATATGGAGCCACAACCAACACAGGATACACACATTCACCACATGGCGTAGTAGACCCATTAAACTTTGGCGAGACGTACTCTGGAAGAGCATTGTCATTTGATGGTACAAATGATTCAGTTAATCTTGGTGTTGTTCCAAATTATAGTAGTGCAAGTGGTTCTATTTCTATATGGATATATTCACATAACAATTCAACTCCATCTTTACAAGGAATTGTAACAAATTCAAGTACAGGAACAGACCAGCATTTTCTTGGAATAGGAAGTAGTAAAGTTAGATATAGTGCAACCAATTCAAGTTCTATATTTACAATTTTTGCAGATTCAGAATTAGTAGAAAATCAATGGACTCATGTAGTAGCTACCAGAAGTTATGATGGTGCTAACACTACAACTAAATTATACATTAATGGAGTATTACAAACAGATTCTGATACATTTTCTGGTTCTCAAGTAGCCAACTCAAATAACATTTTAATTGGTCATTTGAATGTAGATAGATACTTTGATGGAGAATTAAATAACTTAAAAATATTCAATACTGCATTAACCCAAGACCAAGTACGAGAACTATACACCAAACCAGAAACAGTATTGCCTACTGGAGTATCTGCATCGAATCTAAAGTTAGACCTACCAATGCAAGAAAAAGCTGGTTCCATTATATATGATGGTAGCGGTAATCAGAATCATGGAACAATTACTGGAGCAACTTTTGTAACTGGTGAAGAGTATGGCTATCAAGCAAGTTTAGTACGCTCTAATACTCCAATTATATTCGATGGCAGTAATGATTTTGTAAGTTGTGGGAATATAGGAATAAGAAATTATCCTTTTACATACTCTGCATGGTTTAGGACTAATGGAACAACCAAAAATACAATCTGTGCTTTATGTGATGCAGACCAAAATGTAAAATTTTATCAGTTTTTAATTGCCGATACAGGGGTAGCAAGAATCAATGCAAGAAATACTGCTGATGATTTTTGTGATTCATCTGGTACATATAATGATGGAAAATGGCATCATGGAGTAGCGGTATTTGCATCTGCAACAGATAGAAAAATCTATATTGATGGAGTTGCTGATGGTAGCGACACGTCTTCCGTAGCATTTGATTCTGGAGTTGATGAGTTTAGCATAGGAGTTTTGAATCGCTCATCTAAAGCAGATTACTATGATGATGATATAAATGAAGTAGCAGTATGGGATGTTGCTCTTGATGCTGATGCTGTATCTGCACTTTATAACTCTGGTGTACCTTTACTGCCAACATCTGATTCTGGTAATTATGATAATTCTGATAGCCTTATGGGGTACTGGCGTAATGATGGTAAACCTACTTGGACTGATAGAGCCAATACAGGAGTAGCGAGTTTTGATGGTACTGATGATTATATATCTATGACAGATACAAATTTTCCAAGTGGCTCATCAGATAGAAGTATAAGTATATGGTTTTCTCCAAACACAACAAGCACAGAACAAAATCTATTTCATTATGGTACTGATGCTACTGCTCAAAGGATAAGTATACTTGGTAATAATACAAGTGTTGCATTAGGAATTAATGGATGTAAGGTAGGTATTGAAAGTTTAAGTCTTGCAAATACTTTTACTAATATAGTATTTATTATAAAAGGGCATACAGATGATACTGAACTATATATCAATGGTGTTTCTCAATCTCTATCTGTTCTTGCTGGAACAGCACAAAGCATTAATACTACTTTAAATGGTACAGCATACATAGGTAGACACTACTCTGCTACTTATTGGAATGGTAAAGTAGCAGGTGTTAATGTTTTTAATACTGCATTAACAGCAACTGAAATATCTGAACTATATGCTATAGATAAACGCTCCAGTATATCTGGACATTCCCAATTTAATAACTGTGTAGGCTCTTTGCTAATGGGTGCTGGAGATGGAGATTCAACATCTACTATACAAGACCAAACATCTAACAACAATGATGGTACTGTTAATGGTGCAAGTTTAATAGGATATAACGATGGTACTGCATCTGGCTCACCAGTAGAAATACTTATCCCAGAAGGAAGTACAGAAGGTAGAGATAATCAAGGCTACTACCTATCAGACACAACCTTAATTAGTAATGGCATACGTCTATTTGGAAGTGAGTATATAGAGGTAAAAGATTCGGAATCTTTAGATTTTGTTGGTGGATTTTCTATTGATTGCTGGGTAAAACCAACAGACTCTGGAAATGGTAATCAAATGATTTTAAGTAAAAATAATAATACAGATGGCTATCGTTTTCAACTTACAAATTCAACAAAAACTATACAAGCATTAGTTGAAAAGGATAACAATCATGCAAGTGTTACTGTTAATTCTACAACAGCGTTGCAAAATGACACCTATTACTTTATCAGCCTAACATACGATGGTGCTAAATCATCTGGGGTTACAAAACTATATGTTAATGGAACATTAGAAGCGACTAATACAAGCGGAACTGGTTTAGATAATACATCTTTAGATTTACAAATCGGTAGGCATTTAACATCAAGTTATTTTAGTGGCAATATTGATGAAGTTCGTTTTTACGACAAAGAATTATCAGCATCAGAAGTATTAAAAAATTACAACAGTGGAAAATCATCCCATCAATAGGAACAAATTATGAAAGGACAATACACACATTATTTAATCTTCGGTAATACCGATACTAATAAAGCAAAACAAATAACAAGTAGATACGACTGGCAAACATTTACTTACAAACAAGTAGAAAAAACAGGTAAGAAAAATGTAGAGGTGGTGTTGCCTGTTGAAGATGATTTAAAGAGCGATATACAGGCATTTATGGACAAACACAGCATTGATTATAACAGTAGTGATACCAAAGCAGAGTTGATTGAAAAGATAGATGCTCATGTCGTAGAAAATGGTGTACCAACAGAAGAAGTAGACTACACTTATATAGATGAAGAAGTGGATACAACAACTGACCACGAAGCAAAGATACAAGATTTATTAGATAGACATCCTTTGTATTTCGCACCAAGAATATCACCAGATGGTAGCGAGATATGTATTAAGGGAGATTGGACAAAAACTGAACTGGATGCAATGCCAAATGATTTTAAAATTTATACAAATGAAGAATGCAAAGAGTACATCGCAAACACAGAAGCATGGCAAGATGAGAAATGAGAACATTAGTACGAGTTATAACTATTCTGTTGCTTACCAGTTTTCTGGGATGCAGTCAAGGGTGGAGCGTAGGAGGTGTTGTTCTCACTCCACAGGATACTGTTCAAAATACAGTGTTTATAGAAATAATGGATGCTGATTCTAATATGCACTACTATCATGGAAATATTTATAGCACTCAAAATTGGTGCTGGTTGCATCATCAGTTTGAGGACATAGCACATGAATGAAATCGCAGATCTTTATTTACAATTAGGATCAGCAGGATTTATTGCTGTCCTTTTTGGGTTTATGATATACAACCTCATACAGAGTCAAAAAGAACAAAGTGAGGACCTGGAAGAAATCAAACAGTCAATACATAAAATGGAATCAGTTATAGATCAATTAATGGGAGTATCTGTAAAACTTATAGATAGACACAATCGTGGTGATGAAAAAAGAGAAGAGTTTTGGAGAGAGATAAGTGACGATCTTTCTTTCATAAAAGCAAAGTTATCAAATGGGCATGGAAGGCATTAATGGATAATAAAGATTTATATGGAATACTTGTCAAACATGATGAGCGACTTAAGAATATTTACAGCACATTAAACAGAATTGATAATCACCTGGAAAAATTAAATGGCAAGGTAGACAGTCACGAAAAGTCTATAGCAAAAATGCAAGTATTAGGCTTAATGGGTCTTGTCATGTTTCCAGTTATTGTAAACATCTTAATGAGGATAATAACATGAAGAGAATATATCGTAAATACAAAAAGTGGATTGATGCTATGGTATTCAAAAAAATTGTTGAATATCTGCAAAGACCAGAAACTGAATTAGCAGTAGCAAAAGCTTTGGCTAAAAAGTTACCAGATAAAAAAGGTTTTGGTGACAAAGAGCAAACAGCATTGGCTGTTGTAGCAATCGATAAAGTTACTGATAAGATTGCTGAAAGACTTGGCTTAAAAGCAGACTAAAGTATTTCATAACAACAAAAAAGGAGACACCCAGTGCCAGAACAGTATGATAATAGTGGTGTTCTTTTCGTCAATGACAGAAAAGAAAAAGACAGTCAACCTGACTATACAGGCAATATAGTCATGGGAGGAGTAAAGAAACGATTAGCAGGATGGAAAAAGACCTCCAAGTCGGATCCATCTATGACCTTTCTTTCAATCAGCGTATCTGACTTCCAGGATAAAAAGGAAGAGCCAGTACAGCAAACATCAGACCAGGATGACTTACCATTCTAATGACGTTTGAAGAAATCATAGAAAGAGTAATCGAATCAGAAGGGGGATCCAGGATCACAAAGGATCCCTCTGATGCTGGTGGGACCACAAAGTATGGTATATCACAAAGAGCATATCCTGACCTGGATATAGAAGGATTAACAGAACGAGATGCTAAAGAGATATACTACAATGATTATTGGATTCCCAGTAAAGCATCCCAGGTCCCAGCCCAAATTAGAGAAATATACTTTGATATGGTTGTAAACTTTGGTCGTAGAGGTGCAGTAAAGGTATTACAACAGGCTTGTAATGGAAAGAATAGTTACGACATCGCAGTAGATGGTGGTATTGGACCAGCAACAATAGGAGCCTGTAAGAACCTGGAACCAGAACGATTGAGGGCATACAGAGTATTAAAGTTTGCTAATATTGTTTTAAAAAGATCCAGCCAGGAAAAGTATTGGTTTGGCTGGTTTAGAAGAGCATTAAGAGTTTAATGGGACGGATAATTCGTCCCACATCCCTGTAAGTTCAACAATATATAGTATAACTTGTGGCTACGGACCAGAAGGTTGGGGGTTCGAATCCTCCCGGGCGTACTTGACGACAAACCTCTCTTTACGAGGGGTTTTTTGTTTATTTACAAAGTGTTATTTAAAGACATTTAAATACAGGGAAGGGTAATAAACCCGTCCCAATTCCGTCCCAATCATAATTGATTAATAATTGGGGCGAGTCTTTCAACATTGATCTTAACATATTGAGCAGTAACATCATCAGCCTTATGTCCTAATAGGCATTTGGTATCCCACCTGGTAGCACCGAACTCTTCCAGGTGAGATGCGAATGAATGGCGAAAGGAATGCAGATCGCCTTTACCTAATATCTTTTTAAGTCTTTCTCTGGAGTTACCAATAGATCCTGGTTTCATTATGTTAAATATATCCATCTTCTTCAAATCATTATGTAAGGGAACCACAACAATTCTTGGCTGGTCATACTCTTGTGTTTTGTCCTGGGATAATTGTATAAACTTTCCATTGATGTCGTTAATGGTTAGCGTACAGGCATCCCTGGCTCGTAATCCTGATTTATACAACAAGGACCAGAATCGTTTATCGTGGTCCAGCCAGGCTTCGTTTATAGCGTAGTTTACTTCTTCCCTGGTAAATGCTTCCCTGGGGCGAACTTTGACCAGTTTTGGGCGAATTAGACCGCTTGTAGGGTTCTTTAACATATAACCCATAACAATCATCCACTCACAAAAGTTGCTAATAATTTTATGGTCCTCATTGATAGTCTTTGGTGACCTTCCCATTGCTTTACGCTTGGCAAAGTATTCCTGTAATAAAAATGAAGTAAGATGCTTGTTGGTTATGCCTGGGTTGTTACCCATAAATACATTAAGGGCTGACTTAATACATTGTGCTTGTTTCGTACCCTTATTACTCATCACCTGGTCGATGTATTGCCTGTAGGGTATCTGTAGATCTATGGTTGCTACCTCTACACCTGATCGTTGTAATGCAATCTCCTGGTCCCATTTAGCCTGGATGCGGATGGCTACTTTTTTGTCTGCGGTACCAGTAGACCTTTTAACTCTGGTTGGACCATCTCCTGATGTATAATACCAGTAAGGCGAACCTTTTCTTTTATATATACGACTCAAGACTTGGCTTCTATATCCCCATTGACCCAATAATAATAAGAACGTACAACTCCTTCTTCTTTATCCCAATACGCTTCTATATTATACATAGCATACGCACCATGTTTTCCTTTCCAATAAACGTGTTTCCAAATTGTATGCTGAAACTCTGGAGAATCTTTCAATGCCTGGTTCATATTAGCAATAATTAGTTCCAAGCTATCAGGATGAAACATTCCTAACCAGGTGTCAGGCTCTAATGATTTAAGTTCATCGATGGAATATCCTGTCATCGATGTATCACCTGTTACTTCATATTTACTAAACGTATTGGTTTCTAAATCCCAATTAGCTTTAGTTTTAAAATGAAATGCTGGTTTGTTTTTGACTTCTTTGTTTTTTTGCACAATGGCAGTAAGACGATTAATCTCTTCTTGTTGATTGTCAATCTTTTCTTTTTGTAAATCAATTACATATCTTGCATCCACAATGCTATCCTCCTTTTGTATGTTTGTATTAGTTAATTCTATTTCTTTATGAAAATCTTTTATTTTTATATCATATCTATCGCAATACCACTTTTGATATGATGTAGGTAAACTTTCCCTACTTTTCCAGTTTGCCAATTTCGCAGGATCTACCTTAATTAATTCTGCTACTTGATGATCAAACTTATATCCTTCTTTGAGTTTTATTGACATTATAAAATCTTTTACTGTTCCCATAGACACCCCTATTTATAATTAATATAAAATGATATAAAAAAATATATTGTATCAAAATATATTAGATTATATATTCTATCAAATTATATGATAATTTATGAATTTAATATCAACAAGATACAGTAAGGCACAATGGAAAACAACAGAAACATACAATTATTAACAACAGAACAGGTGAGAGACATATTGGCACTGAAGCGTACCAGGGATGTATTAATGTTGATTAAAACAGGAGAACTACCAGCACAGCAGTTAAGTGCCAGGCAGTATCGAGTAAAACAAGTAGACCTGGAGAAGTACATCGATAGCAAGATGTACCAGGTTGCAACCATATAACAAAATAGGAGCGAGGAAATGAAAAGAGAAGTTTATTACGAAAGCCAATATGATAGAACACAGGGAAGAAAGTGGTGGAGGAAGAGAGGGTGGTTTGTCGGTAAGAATTGGGAATGCTATCAAGATGAAACCTTATGGGATAAGTGGTTTTGTTTCTATGTATATAAAAGACAGTATGAGTTATTCTCATCGTGGGAGGACAAGTAATGCCATTTCCATTCCAACAAGATTTAAATAGAACACGCTACGCTCCACCTGGAGAGGTTACGTCTGACCTCGCTCCGCAACTACAACAACCAGGTGGAGCACCTTCTTGTGAACATAAAGATGTGGAGCAGGGCGAGGAGTATTATGGTCCAGAAGAACACCAGTACACAACCTATTGGTTTTGTATCAAATGTGGGGAGGAAATAGAACATGATG